ACGTTTTTGTTTATTTCATATAATAACAAATGTTTCATTTTCAACTGATGATGATTCTCTAATTTTAAAGTAATTAGGTGTAGCAGCAGTTTTTTTAATTTGTATTTGAATGTTGAATGGAAGTTGTCCACATTTATCTATAATGTCAACTTTATCATTATCTTTTGCTTTACTTTCTGATCTAGAAGTAACTACGCATTCAAAACCTAAATCTTTTAGTTCTTTTACTATTTGAAGTTCGTAATTGTTTCCTCGACGTCTATTTGTTTTTCCAGACATAATGTTTGTTTTGCTTTTTCTATCAATTCTTTAGTTTTTCTTTTACCAAACTTTTTATAAAAATCACTAATATCCTTTTCAGTATTTCTAGGAAGTCATGTAAATTTTAATTCCGGATATTTTTTCTTTAGTTGTCTCATTGCAACAATACCTGGTTTATCATTATCAAAAAATACAACTCCTACTTTAAATTTGTTACGCAATTTATTATATTGCTTATCTGTAACAAATGTGTTTTCTGAACAAGGGGCAATAGCTGGAATTCCAAATTCATATAAAACCATCACATCTTTTAGAGATTTAGTTATTACTAAAATATCTCCTCCATTTTTAGGAAGCATTTTGGCTCCTTGTATTTGTGTTGATTTTCAATTACTTATGAATTTATATTTTTTAGAACGACGTTCAGGCATGTAAATACGCCATTGTTCAATTCCATTTTTTATTCCTCCATAATACCCAAAAACTAATTGATTTTCTTTTTCAGTATGAAATAAATTTCCATTAAGTCATACATTTTTACAAGAAAACACCCTAAATTTCTTTAGAGTGTTTTCTGTAATTCCAAATTTCAATCACCATTTTAATTCGTATTCTTGAAAATCTCGTATTTCAACTTGAATAATAGTTGCACTTTTTTCTTCACACACTTCACCTTTATATTCAATTTTGGCTTTATTTTTTACATTTTTTGTATTAATAATTCCAAAATCATTGGCTACAATGCCGAGCGTTTCTTGAAAATTAGAATTAAACAGTTCTGAAACATAAGCAAAACAATCTCCAATCCATCCTGTTCCAAAATCTTTCATAACAATTCGTCCAGTCTTATTCTTATATAATGAACAAGTTGGGTTTTTATCATTACGGAGTTTAGAACGAAATAATCCCTTTGTTATAGGAACACCGTAAAAACTTCAAATTGCTTCTTCTTTGACTTTGGATAGTATTAATTCTTTAGAAAGTTCTATCATTTTACTATCCTGCAAATCAAAAGTCAATTCGCTCATTTTTAATTAAATATTAAAATGGAAGATCGTCATCAGGATCAGTTGCATCGTCAACACCAAGTTCTGCAGTAAGATCATCAAGAATATCTGCGTTATTACCTTTTACTGCAGCCATGTTAGTAGGTCTTGCCTTTTGAACATCACTAATCAACTTTTGCTCTTTTGTTGAAAGAACAAGATCATGTCCAATAAAACGAGTGGCAATACCAAGTGTTCCGTTTCTGTTAATCTTTGCAGGGAATCCTGGAATTGAATTAAATCCGTTATTTGGAATAAGTTTTACTTCAACTTCAGTTCCAACAAATCCTTCAATTTCTTTTGCAACACCATTTACAAGTTGTGCAAATGTACCTCCAAGCTTAAGTTCTCCAGAATCAATTCTCTTACCAATTTCTGGATCAAGAGCGTCAATAATTTGACGAATTGAAATCATAAAATGATCAAGCTGTGATGCATTAAGTCCTCCCCATTGAGATTCTTTACGTTCGTTACTCTTTGGTTCAAAGAAATTATGCTTAAACTCTCCAAAACCATCGATATCAAGGAGAAGAGTCATTACGTTAAACACATCTCCGTTCTGAGATGTGATTGTATCTTTCTTGAGTCCCTTAAAGATTGCCTTGTGAATACCTGGTGTAAGACCACCCTTTGATTCTACTGCTCCTGTTGTCTGCGACATGTTGTAATTCATTGCCATATTAATTCAATTTTTAAAAGTTATTATTATTCAGTTTCAACACTGATTAGTTTATAAACGCCGTTCTTAAAATCTTCTAGACAAAAAAAGTTCCCATATAATTTGAGAACTTCATTTTGTTGGCCTCTAAAAGACACTGTATTTGATTTTGTTAACCGATTACCATCATTTTCATCAGTAAAACATGATGATTTGCCGATGAGTGGAATAGTTGTTTGATTATCGATTTGATAATACATTATATTCAACCTTTCTCCTGGTGTAATATTTAGTAAAGTTACACAATCTTTTGATAAAATCAAACGATTTGATGATAATTCTACAGTACAATTTTCGTGTTTCATGATTACTTAGATTCACTTGGATAAATTCTGTCCCAATGAGAAGTAAAAGTTCCATCTTCATTTCGTTCAGCAACAATAATATCCTTGTTTGCTAAATGCGCAGGTCTTGCGCCAGTAAGAACTTCACCATCTTGTCCAAAATTAATACACAAATTGCCATCATCATCTCTATGAACAAAACCAATTGCGTCAGATTTTGCTGAAAGAATTCTCTTAGTTTTTCCAACTAAATCGAGATCTTTAACTGTTCCATCTAATCCCTCATTGAGAGACACATCTTTCACGTGTCCACAAAGAATAATATTTGGAACAACACTTGCAAACATATCAATTACCTTTTCAATTGCAATTCTGATAAAGCTATAACCCGAACCATTAGGAAGTAATGTTGGATCTGTTACATCAGCATACTTGTCACTTGCCTGTGGAGAATTGCGATATAACTGAATAGCAGTTGGTTTTACCATCTCTTCAAGTGCAGTAATGGTATCAAGTGTAATATACTTGTATGGACATCCTGCATCTTTAATAGCTTTAGCTATTTCTTTGAGCTCTTTTACACTCGAAGCCTTAATCTTGAGAGCTTCAATATAATCTGATCCAGACTCGAGGTCAATAATAAGATTATTATCAAGAGTTGATAATACTGTGGTTTTTCCTCAATTATGTTATCGTATAGGTTTTTTATCCTATACTTCTTATAGTTTCCTATAAGTTCAGCATATATTTTCATCCACTTGGGATGTTGGGGACTCGTGGAAGGATTATATTCTAATTTTAGTTTCACCTTCTATGCGTTACACTGCTTATTAATATTATTTAATAAGTTAGCTCGGTATTTGCAAAAATTTATTATATTTTCTTTTTAAAAATATTTTACTATCTCCATAAAGAAAATTTTTAAATTTTAATTGATTTTCTCTTTTTGATAAATAAAGAACATAAAGATCATTATTTGGTCTTTTTTCTGTAATAATTTCTCTAGTAACAATGTCGAATTGTAATAATTTATTTTTTAAAGATTTTAAAAATATTTTGGAATTACAACAAATTGACACAACACTATATCCTGATGATTTAATAGTTATACAACCATCACCATCAAAATATCCCAGTATAAATGAATTGATAAATTTATCTTCAATATTAGGTATTGTATAATCTGTATGTGATTTATTTTCTTGAATTCCTAAATTTAATAAATCTTTATATAATTGTTCACATGTTACTTGTAATTTACTACTATTTTTATAATCTGAAATTTTATTATTAACGTTTCATTCATTTTTTAAAAATTCTAATACATATCGATCTTGTTTTTGTAAACCTATTCCTAAATTTTTTCCATATGGAGTAGATGAAATATAACCATCCGAGAAAAATAATCCTAAGAAATAAGCTTTTTCATGCGAATCGATTTTTGAAAAATAATTAATTGGAGCAACCCTTTGTTTTTGTAATTTTTTAGAAGGAGTTCTATATCCAAATCTAATTAAATTTTGTTTTAATGTATGATAATTTACATTAAATTTTTCTGAAGTTTCTTTTAATGAATGTCCTTGTTGATAATATTCACCAAATTGTTTAATTTCTTTTTCTGTGTATTTTAATTGATTTGTTTTCATAATATTTTATTTTAAATACACAAATTTAAGAAAATTTTCCGTATGTTCCAAGTCCAAAATAGAAAATTTTAGCATTCACCGATTTTCCCCAATTCGATATTATATTACTATAATAAAGGGCAGGTTTCTACCTTTGGTAAACCAAAGAGAATTAAGTACTTAGGATCTTGTGTTATTGCAGAAACTTTTGTTTTTGGAAGTTCAATAGCCATAAAAATTTATTTTTTAAAAGTTAAACTCATTAATATTAAATTCAAACTCACTTTTTGGAGTTTCTTCTTGTTTTGGTGTAACTTGAGGTTGAGGTTCTCTGTCAGGATAATCTCCATCAAGATACACATAATCTTCAAATGCTTGAATTTCATCTGGTTTAGGAATTTCTTTAAATAGTCCTAATTCACCATAGAAACTCACTGGAATAATTCGGTCACTAACACCTTCACGATTTTTAATTAGACACAATGCTCGATAACGATCTCGCAATCCAACAAATCCATTTTGATCTTCTGTAATAATAGGATATCCTTTATGTGTTTTAACTTTATGTTTTAGTGGAAAATATACACCAATACATATTTGACAATCATTATAAGGATTACCGGTATCTTTAAGATCTTCTGATGAACATTCAGTCATATCTGCTTTTCTTCTTTCCATATTTGCAGAATTTCTATTTTCTTGCTGTAACATATAAAAAGAAACTTGACATCGTTCTCTTAATGTAACTGCATATTGTGATATCAAGTCCATCTCTTCTTTTTTGGTATGTCCTGCTTCTGGAATACACAAACCAAGATGGTCAACAACAACTAAAACTAATTGTTCTGGATTATTTTCTTTATATATTTTACGTCGTCCGTCTTCCGATTCTTCAAATGTTCCTCATGTTTCTAACAAAGACATCATTGATTTATAAAATGTACGGGCACATAAATTTTTATCAAAGATAATAAGTTTTTGTTGAATTTCCTCTAATCAAACTCGACCTTTTACAACATATTCATAAGATTTGTCGTCAAGAATTGACTGTCAGGACATTAGATCTGTATATGGTATCACATAATTAAATTCTTCATAAATATATAAACAAAGAAGTTTTGCTAACAATACTTCTTCAGACATTTCTAAAGAATAATATACAAGTTTAATATCTTTATCAGCATAATCTCTAAGAGGTCGATATATAGTACTATATAAAACATATGAGGATTTACCACTTCCAGAAAGACCGAATACTAAAGTATATCTTCCTTTCTGAATTCCTCCTGTATATTTATCGAGTTTTGGAATACCTGTTTTCAAACCAATATTTTTTCCTTTTCGTCCTTGATCTATTTTATCAAATAAACTACTAACACTCATATTAGTCCTCCAACAATATTGAATCAGCTACTAAATTTTCTGCACCACTATTTTTTAATTCCTCTATGAAATTTCATTTTTGTGATGCAACTCATTCTAAAATTCCAAAACGTATTAAATCATGTTCTTTACCATATTTTAACATTTCCATTACTTTTTTGTGAGTTTCTACAGAATGTTTAATGGTAGTACTATAATAAAACGCAAATTCATCTAAATTTACAAATCGTTTTGCATAATTATTTAATGGATAAAGTTTTCCATTAATTAACATATGACTTGGATACTCTTTGAATAGTTCATAACCTAACTCTCCAGTTTGTTTAATTCAGCTTTTTAAGAAATTTTGATTAAATTCAATATCATCAGGAATAAACTTTTCAGGATTATAGTTTTTCTTGATA